GGNAAGANCGGNGGGAGCAAGGCAAGGCTGCGGGCTATCGCGAACTTGGATCAATCGTAGCCGCCGCCCTCAACGCCCGCCAATCCGGCGAGGGGGAGCGGGGTCAATGAGCTACACAACGATCCTTGCGATAACCCCCGGCGAATCTGTCGAGCATATCGCGGAACTGCGAAACTCATGGGATTCGGCGATCCTGATTTGGGATGCGATATGGAACGCATACAGCGATAAGCGCCATGAATATGATAGCTCGCTGACTGCCGGTGATCGACTGTGGGGCCTTTATGACGATCCACGGCTCAGCGAAAGTGACCGAGTTGTCTTCGCGATGACCTTCGACCGCTGGTTCGTGGCGAAGAAGGACTATGCGCGCATCGCTAAAGACATCGGCAAGTTCATGTCTCACCACAACGTCGGCGGGCATTGGATGGCAATCCGTGATCTCTTCCTATCGAACCCGGATCACGCTGGCATAGGGTTTTGGTGGACTTCGGTCGCAGAAAACCCGTTCAATGGAGAATGGGACGAAGAGGCCGAAGAGTACGGGCCGCCGGACTGGGACAGGGTTTACAGCCTCTACGATCAAATCGACGCTGATGCCGCCGCCCTCCGCGCCACCGACGATGCGGGAGGGGATCATGGCTGAACCGTTCGACCCCGGCGAATTTCATCATGCCTGGAACGCTTTCTGCGACTGCGACTATCACCTGATCGGGATGCCGTATGACGATTTCGTCAGCCATGGCGAGAAGGAGGGTCTGTTCGCGCTGCGGGCCGTCGAGGCAGATGACCTTGAGGAATCGTTCGCGTGGGAGCGCGGTATCGAGATGGGCGGCTCGCTATGGGAACTTACCCCGAAAGGCCGTGCGCTATTTGACCAGTGCGCCCACGATGCGGGATGGGCGTGACGATGGGCGCGAACAGCAAAATCGAATGGTGCGATCACACCTTCAACCCTTGGATCGGCTGCACGAAAGTCGGTGCGCCGTGCGATAATTGCTATGCCGAGGACATGATGGACCGGCGATACGGGCGCGTCGTCTGGGGGAACGAAGGTGAGCGCGTCCGAACGGCTGCCGGGACATGGGCGCAGATGCGCAAGTGGAACAGGGCCGCGGCGCTTGCAGGAACGCGCCCGTTCGTCTTTTCGCTCAGCCTCGGCGATATATGGGACAACCGGGTTGATCCGGCTTGGCGGCGCGATGCCTTCGACCTTGCGCGCGAATGCCCGAACCTCATTATGCTCTATCTGTCGAAGCGCATCGGCAATGCGATGGATATGGCTCGCGATGCAGGGGGTCTGCCACCTAACGCAGCGCTTGGAGCAACCTTCGGCGATCAGCGCGATTATGACCGCGACCGGATCAAGCTTCACGAAGCAGCGCGCGAGCTGGGCGCGATGTTCACCTTTGGCAGCTTTGAGCCGTTGCTTGGCCCCGTCATCCTAGACCGCAACGCGCCGGACTGGATCATTGTCGGCGGTGAAAGCGGGCCGAACGCTCGGCCGATGGACCTTGATTGGGCGCGCTCGCTGAAACGCCAGAGCGACGACCTTGGGCGCCTCTTCAATTTCAAGCAGGTTGGCGGGCGCACGTCTGACAAGGGCGGCCATCTTCTTGACGGTCGCGAATATCTCGCGCGCCCCGCCCTATCCCAGCACAAGAGCGGAGGGGCCGCCAAGGCTCCCGACACAGGAGAGGGTGAAGCGTTACCCAAGGTGCAGGAAGGAGAATGAGGTGAAATTCTCAGATCTTCCGCCAAGCGAAGTGGAGCGGCGCAGGTTGATATCTGTTGAGGCGCTGGAAGATAGAAAGCGCAGCGAATTTGAACGCTGGTATCAGAAGCGGTGCGACGAGTTTTTCTGGCGCAATGGGCCATGCTGCGCTGGCTGCGATCATTGGAGCAGCGAGGCAGGCGATGTCGGCCAGTGCATGGCGGCCGCGCCCGTTTCAGGCGTTGATGTCCTGAAAAGTCTCGGCATCGATTGGTGTTCATACGTGCCGCCGCCGGGCCAGCCTTATACCAAGCGCGACCACAAATGCGGCGCCTTTCAAGACACCTTCGACTGGTCGACGCTGGGAGAGGTTTATCTGAAATCCATCGGCGCCCGCGACCAATGAACCCCCTCATCAAACGCGGTAGGGTTATGGCTTGGGAGATGGGCTGAGCCTTCGCTCGGTCGACCAAGGCTCCAACAAATCGACAACTCCATTTTCCCAATTCGCATGGCCGTGGATCGCCGATCTGACACTTCAAACTATCGCAGCAAGTCAAAGTCGGGTCTGGTGTCAATTTTGGGGTCCCCCAGCGCATATCATTTCCATTTCCGCTAGGTAGGACCCGCAGTTTTCTGCCGTTTTTTGCTTGCAAGAGGTCGCGATTTGCATCATCAATCGTATGTCGGGCGGGGCGACGCTCCAACGTCGTGATCCCGCCCTAACCATCGTCCTGACGTAGAGGAGCAAATGGCTGTCGATCTCTTGCCCCAAGGCGCTCTGGCGCTCAAGCGCTTCTCTTCCCGTCCTACCGAGCTGTGTCAGCTTGCGGGGCGCTACGCTGGGCGTCTCCCTGATGCCGGCGTCATGGCCGAAGAGAAAGTCGACGGATGGCGCTGCCTCTTCTTCCCCGGTGTCGATAGCAAGCCCGGCCTATGGACGAGGGGCGGCATGACCTTCCGCGGCGCCGATCATATCCTTGCCCGTCTTGTCGAGATAGGGGCCGCCTTGGGCGGGCCGCACATGATCGATGGGGAGTTTCAGGTCGATGGGTCGCTGGCGGCGACCAAGGCGCACCAGGAGCGCGGCTGGCGCCTCGGGGACGATGGCACCTTCTTTGCCTTCGATTGCGTCCCTCTGGCCGATTGGGAGCGTGGACGGTGCGATATGCCCCTCTATGAGCGCAAGGCTGCCCTGCGGGCCGCTATCGAGGCCACAGCGCCCGATGCAGGGGCATGGGAGTGGCGGGAGGGCAGCAAGGGCGCAGGGCATGGTGTCGATCCTGTTCGCTATCTCGAGGACGCTTGGCTGTTCGATGATGCGGACGTGCGCGTCGAGGCCGAGAGGGTGTGGGCGGCGGGCGGAGAGGGCCTCATGCTCAAGGATGCGTCCGCCCCCTACGTCCGCGCCCGGTCTGACGCATGGCTCAAGGTGAAGCGCCCCGGCATCGCATAACTGCAATGGACTGCATAATGGCTGGAGATTGTTCGGCCACGCTTACGAATTGGCTATCGGGAGATTTGCCATGACTTCGCTTATCGAACGCGCCGCCGAGCGGTTGCATTGGGAAATCACCAATGAGGGGCGATCTATCGATATGGCAGAAGCGAAGGCGATTGTGCGCATCGTTCTCGCCGCGATCCGCGAAGGCTTTGACCAAAGCGGCCTGGTCCAAGGGGTGCGCCAGATGGAGGAATTAGAAGGAAGTGAGAGCGCAAGGCAGGCTTCGCGCATTTATGACGGGGTGATCGACTGGTTCGACGCCGCGTTGAGCGAGGGCGCGTAATGGGCAACATCGAATGGCTGCCGGTCAGCGACCTTCCGGCCGATCGAATAGGCGGCCTAGATGGCGTTTTGACGTGGTTCTATGGCGAGCCGATGATCGCTTTCCCGGTCGAGGACGACGAATGCGGCATCGGTTGGTGGATCAACGGCGACCGCTATACCAAAGACCAGCCGACCGCGTGGGCGGAGGTTAATCCGCCGTCCTGAAACGCAAAAAAAAAGCGGCGGACAGGCCGAAGCCCATCCGCCGCTTCCTCGCGACCGCGCTGTCCCCCAACAGCGGTGCGATATTCCGTTCCTGTCAGATGACGCTTTGCATCGAGAACTCCATTGCGAAGGTCCCCGGCTTCCGAACGCTTTGCGCGAACGGCGCCTGTCCGAAGCGGCCGAAGTAGAAATGCGCCTGCCGACCCGCCACCGCTTCGGGGTTGAACAGGAGCCACACCGGCTTGCGCTTCGCCTGGCGCATGATCTGGCGGAACGAGGCTGTGAACTCTGCTTCGCTCACCCACGACAACTTGAAGCTGACCGTGTTGAGGATGATGCCGTCGGTTTCGATGTCGACGCCCCAGCGGGAGATGTCGATCGAGCCGAGGTCGCTCGTCCCCAATTCCCAGCCGCGGTCATAGAAGCGGCTCGACTGGACGGCCTTGCCGAGGATCAGGCTTGACGCCTCGAAGTCGCCCGTATGGTTCGCGATGTCGATGCGCCACCATGTCGCCGAAACCTCGCTGAATTGCTGGAAGCTGGCATAGAGGCCGCTGTCGGTCGTCTCGGCGGGCGATATGAACGTGACCGCGCCGCTGTCGTAGGGCGCGCTGCCGCCGTCAACTTCGGCCTGCGACGTGCCGAGGCGCAGGCGAACGGTCGTCCCGGCCTGCGCATTCGCATTGATGAGCGAGCACATGCTGAGCGCCTGCGATGCGGTGAACTGCCCGCGCGCCCACATGCTGCTGTTGCCGTTCGTGCGCCAGACGAGGCCGATGGATTCGTGATGGTTCAGGTGGACTGCCGGCGTCTCGTCGCGCTCATTCCCGGTCGCGATCGTCCCGAGGTCGATCGGCAGGCAGAAGATCGGCTTTTCGATGGCCATGATTATCCCCAGAGCGTGATGGTGGCGGCGTCGCGCCGAAGGTCGAACGTGATGTCGGCAACCAGCGCCGGGCGGTCGGTATCTCGGTCGGGGTCGATCACGGTCCCGGTCGGCGTCGCCTGCGAGATGTCGAGGCCGAAAGCGAAGTCGAGCCCACCGGGAAGCGTCGCCTGATAGCGGCCGCGCTCGGGAGAAAGCAGGGCAAGCCGTTCGTCCGCCATCGCCTGCACATCGTCCATGCTGTCGAATTGCGTCTCGATCGGATCGTCGGCCTTCGTTTCGCGGGCGAGGTCGCCATAGGCGGCTTCCACCGTCGTATCGACGTCGGTCAGGGCTTTCCGGTAGGGCTGGGTGATGAACCCGATACGCGCGGGGGTAGCGGGCATGTCAGCGGGCCGGCGCGTCTTTGCAGGCCGACGTCGCGGCCTTCAATTCGTCGGCATAGTTCATGCGCTCACCGGCCTGCGCTTCCACAGCACGTGCCTTCGCTCCGGGCGCCAGCGCATTCCACGTCTCGTCAGGAACGCGATCGAGCAGCGATTGCGGCTCGGCAGGGCGTCCAACGACGCAGCCCACCGGCGTTGCCACGGGAACGGGCTTGAGGACGACGCGCGGTTCCGGCGTCTGTCCCGCGCAGCCCGCGATCAAAAGCCCCGCAAGCGCAAGGAATCCAATACGGCTTCGCATTCTCGTAGCTCCTCTTCGGCGGATAGGCGTTCGGTGCGGGTTTCGGCGGCGCGGGCGCGCTGGATCCAAGCGTCACGCTGGCGCTTGGTTTCCTCGAACAGCTTGCGGTTCGCCGCGGCGCGCTCGGCCGCCTCGATGCCTTCCTGTTCCAGTTTCGTGATGCTGCTCGATTGCAGATCGACCACGGCGCGGGCATCGTCGCGCTCTTTCTTGAAGCCTTGCCGGTCGCTGTCGATCTTGCGCACGGTATCGGGGAGCTTGTCGAAGGATGGCTTCGGCTCGCCAATATCGACCACGGCGAGGACGACGGCCTCTAGCTTGGCTTTGTAGCCGCCGCGAAGGTGGTCATTCCGAAGCCCGTAGCTTAGCAGCGCGATGAATATGAACGCGCTGCCAATAAGTCTCCAATAACGGAACATTATGAGCGGCATAAAACACCTCCCAATACTTGCTGTTTTCGGCGATTTTTGCTACGAAAATCGGGCCGCAACGGTGCTGGAAACACCGTGCGGCCCTGACCACGAACGTAAGGTGATACGACATGGCTGACAAAGATTTGCCCTCGGTTGATATCGTGCGCAAGCTTCTTGAATATAATCCAGAAACGGGAGATCTCACGTGGAAGCATCGTGACGTTAGCATGTTCAGGCCAAATGGACTGTTCAGCGCATCGGCAGTTTGCAAGGCTTGGAACACCAAATATGCTGGGAAACAAGCGTTTGCGATAAAAACCAACGGCTATGCTCAAGGCACAATTTTCGGAAACCATCATAAAGGGCATAGGGTGGCTTGGCTGATCCACTATGGGCGCGCTCCGCGAGGATTTTTGGACCACATTAACGGGGTCAGATCCGACAACAGGATATCCAATCTCCGTGAGGTAGACGCTTGTGCCAATGCGCGTAATGCGCGGCTCACAAGGATGCCTAAAAGCGGAGCGGTAGGAATTTCGTGGGACGAAAACCGAAAAAGATGGATAGCTAAGATCAGCGTCGCGCCAAAAAAGCAGAAACGCATAGGCCGGTTTAAGACCAAAGAAGAAGCCATTGCTGCGCGCAAAGATGCCGAGAAACAGTACGGATATCAGGAAAATCACGGCTTGGTAGTCCATGACACCATCACCCAAGCCCCGTCATGCAAAGTCGCGTTTCAGCGGCGCGCCGGTTGGTCAGGCCCTTGACCGTGCAAAGGTAGGAGCCATTGGCCTTGCGAGTGCATCGCTCGCCCTTGCCCAAAAGCTGGCGCGCCCGCGATGCCGATACGGTCGTCTTGTTCCATGCGCCGAACGCTTGGCAGGCGGCCTTGAAATTACCGGCGAGAAATAGCCGCCGTGCCGAACTGGCCTGATATGCCCCGGTTCCGACGTTGTATGCGAAGCTGCTGGCTGCGGCGAGCTGATACGGCCTGTTCGCGATCGTCGGCGTCGATGCGGCCACCGGCCTTGCAAAGCCCTCGACAGCCTTCGCAAGCATCGCTTTGCACTCGGCATCGGTATAGCGGCGCATCTGCACGCGCGTCTCCCCGAAGCACACAGTTTCGACGGGCGCCAAATCGAAATATGGGTCGTTCGACTTGCCTTCCCAATTCGCGATGAAGGGGGTTGCGATCAGCACGGCGGCAGCGAGGGCGCCGCCCACGACCCCCTTCGCGCCCGGTCCCGACGTTGGCGCCTCCATCGGCTCGATGCGGTTATTCTGTTGCATTGCGCACCTCGTCGAGTTTCTTTTGCTTGATCTGCGCGACCAGCACCGGGGCGATGAACGTCAGCGCAAAGGTCGCGCCGACGGCGAAGCTGCGCCAACTGGCGGGCAGAAAGGGGATGAACCCCAGCAGCATGCCGGATTTCGCGGTGATCGCGGCCCATAGTGCGGCATTCAAACCGGCGAGCCACGTCGACCAGCGCCGCCACCACAGGCGGGCGCCGTTGATGAATTGCATGCCTGTCTCCTTTTCGGTCAGCGACCCATGAAGTGATTGAAGCCCAGCTTCAGGGCGGCCCAGCCGCCCACGATTCCGCCGATGATCGGCGCAATCCATTTGACGAATTTCCCGCCCGTCTTGACGGCGTTCCACGCCTCGACGATTTCCTTGACCGTCGCGCTATCGGCCTTCGTGGCCTCGATATCCGCTTTCATTTCGGGAAGCGTCCGCAGCGCGGCGATCACTTCGCCCAGCTGCGCGTGGATATTTTCGAACTGGCGGCTTCCCTCGGCAAGACGCTCTGCGATTTCCTCGTTTTTCATGGATGCCACCGCCCCCAGACGCAATGCGCGACCTCATGGCCGATCCATTGTGGCTGATAGGATCGGGCCGGGTCCACGACATGAACCTCGCACCCGTCGGGGCGGATGATCGACCAGGCCATGAGCTGGCGGTCCTCGGGCTGCTGCGCGGCCTTGGGCGCCTTGGCGCGAAGGTCGGCGATCGTCGGATGCGTGACGATCGTGATGGTGGGCTGCGTTCGCTCGAACTCCTTTTGCCCGAAGCGATAGCCGTCGGCCGCGCCGCCCTGATCGCATCCGGCGAGCAGCAGAAAGAGGAAAGCGAGCCGCTTCATGCCGCAGCCTCCAGCGCCGACAGACGATCGTGGAGCGCCCAGGACAGGAGCAGGTTCATTTCATCGACGCGGAACCCGAACAGATGCCCCGCCTCGCGGACAAGCTGACGCTCGCCCGTCGGCTCGCGCTCGATGCGCTCGATCTCTTCAGTGACCGGGCGCATTATCTCGTCGCCGTCGGGTCCGAACTCGCCAGTTCCCTCTTCGCCGACCTGCACCTCGTCGACATGCGCAACGTCGCGGTAGACGTCTTCGAACTGATCGTTCCAGCCGTCGAAGCAGAGCCATGACGGCGCCACCGGGCCGGTCCAGCTGATGTCGGGCAGCAGGATGCCATCGACATCGACCAGCGGCGGCGCCAGCCCCTCGTCGGCGACGATCTGCCAGATGCGCTGCGCCCGCGCGCCAAAGTGCCAGCGTGCGCCGTCCGGGCCTTTCTCGGTCACAGCGTCGGTGAATTGATACCAGCCCAGCTCGTCGAGGATCGCGCGGGCAATGCGGCGATCCTTGGCGGAACGATCCTCGCTCGCGCGACCGATCCAAACCTTGAAGCGCTCGTCAGACGTGTTGATGGCGCCGGTGCCTGCATAGAGGACCGAAATGCGGTTGGCAGCAACGCCGACGCTATAGCCATTGTCATTATAGGGGCGAAAATTTCCCGCCGCCTCGAACATCCAGCGATTGTTGCCGTTGGTGCTGATGACCACCGGCTCATTCATTTCGTTGGCGACAACCAAGGCGTCGGCCACGCCACCAAAGCCGAAGAAGCCTTTGCGCCCGGTCGGGTCGTTGAAGCTCAGGAAGGCGCTCCCCCCGCCCCGCGCGACGGTGGTTTCGAAGCGGGCGACTTCGCCGCTGCCTTTGGCATGAACGCGCGCCCCCGGCGCAGTCGTTCCGAAGCCGACATTGCCGCTGGCGCCGATCCGCATCCGTTCTGTTGAGTTCGTCGCTAGGGTCAGCACGCCGGTCGCATTTTGCACCGCGATGCCGACGCTGTCGCCATTGCCGGTCGTCACCCCGCAGCCCACCGCGCCGATATCGTTCACCGCGGTTGAATTGAAGTTGATGAACCCGACCCCACCCGGCCCGCCGACGCGCATCTTTCCATCGGCCCAGTAATGGCTGTCGGACAGCCAGATGAAGTCGCTGCGCTCCGAATATCCCCCAGCACCCGAGCCAGTTGCTATCGGAACTCGATCAGTCGCCGCAGGGCTCGAAATGGAGCCAAGCGCCCACACATCGGTGTCGGCCATAAATTCTCCTATTGGCTGTCGGGGGGAGTCGGCCACTCTTCGCTGAGCGGGTCCACAGATTGCAGGTGATCGCGCAGGCTCTGCCGATATTCCCGCCACGCGGCGCGCGTTTCCTCGGGGACATCGGGAAGCTGCGTCCAGTCAGTTTCGAGCAGCCTGGCGTTGCGTTCGGCGCGCAGCCTCGCAAGCGCTCCCGCTTCGTTGAAAGCCCACGCACCGTCGCGCCAAACATGGCTTACCGCCACCGGATCATAATCGGCGGGGACCTCGACCGCGACGCGGCCTTCCATGTCCAGCCCGTCGGTGTCGATGACGATCCGCTCGACGATTCCCGTCGCTTCTTCGACGATCGCGATCATGCCACCTGCGCCTCGATGTTGCCGCTATACGTGCCGCCCGCGGTCTGCGCCGTTGTCGCGCCGTCATAATAGCGGATGTAGAATTTCAGCCGGAACGTCTTGGGCGCGCCCGACGAATTGGTGACGCTGTTGCTCGCCGAAACGGCGCCCACATCGGAAGGGCCGTCGCCGCCGATGTAGGAGGCTGCCGAACCGATCTGCGCCGATCCATCGACCTCTGCGCCGCCATCGGTCAGGTTCTGGATCGAAACCTTCGCCTGCTGCCGCACGGTGCGCGTTCCCGCGCCGACAAAGGATGCCGCAAGATAGGTCGTCGACGCATTGCCGCTGATCGTTGCCCCCGCTGCGGCCACGATGTCGACCGTCGCAATCGCCGTATAGGTGCCGCTGGCGTTCATCGACGTGACGCTGGCGGTGGCGCGCGAGGCCGCCGATCCGTCCTTCGGCTGCGCGACCGAAATCTTGATCGGCACCGGGTCGCGCGAGCCATAGGTGGCCGTGACGATCGTATAGGCTTCCTCGGCGCTGATCGAGGTCAGGGTGAACAAGCCGCCGCCGTCGTTCGACCAGGTGCAGCCCGTGTCCGCTTTCGAGAAGCTGCACGATGCCGTCACATCGGTGTCGCCGTCGAGTACCTGCACCTGCACCGATTTCGGCAATTGCCCCGCCTTCGCCAGCCCGCCGGCGGTGCGCGCGACGGTAGCGACCGGCGGGCTTGACGAGATGGTCAATCCTGCCTGCCCGGTCGTTCCTTCGGACTGAATAGCATTGTCCCAAGTGAACTCATCGGCGCCGGATAGCCTTGTCCCGAATGACGACCATACCGGATCACTGCCGGGCGGAATGTCATCGACGCTCGCATACCATCCGACAGGAACCCCGGCGCTCGGAGATGGCGTGGCGGGCTGAGCAGCCGAGCGCTTCACGATGAACCGCGTCGAATCTCCCTGCGGCCCTGTTGCCGCACCGCTCATGCGCTCCCAATAAACGCTACCATCTGCGGGATCATTCCCAGCCGTCGCGGTCGGGTTCACATAAATCCATCGCGAGCCATCCGCGATGCTGACAATATCGCCTTCCCGGTATGTCTCGGCATCATCATAGATGCCGCGCTCTTTCGGGGTGGCGTAGAAAGCCACGTCGTTGGCGAGGTCATGGACGCGCCACGAGATGTTCCCCGACATAACGATGCGCTTGAACGGCGGCGGCGTATCGGCCTCGACGAAATCACTGACAACGGGCAGTCGCTTGCCTTGCGAGTGGATCGTGAACGTCGGCGTTCCGACCGCGACCCGGCAAGCGAACAGCTTGCCCATGAGCGAATATCCGGCCTGCGCATTGAAAGGCGCGCACAGCCGTCTGGCGAGGTCGAGGAACCCGATCTGATCGGAGATGACCAGGTTAATGTTGCCGCCCGCGGGAAGGGTCGCCGCGAAGTCATCAAGGGCATCGAGCGAATCGGTGTCGATCGTGTCGGTCGAGATTGAGCGCTGCGCCGCAATGCGCTGCAGGATTTCCCCCGGCTTTCGGCGCAAGATGCCGTCGGCATAATCGCCCTGCACGTCGCCGGTGATGACGCCATATTGCGGCGCGCCGAGGCGGATCATGCCCTGCGCGAGACAGGTTCCCCAGCGCCCGGCAGGAATGTCGGCCGCGACCAATGCTGCATAGTCGGCATAATCCCCGATGGCCGCCCCAAAACTCGAACCGCGCTCATAAAGCGCATCCACGGCCTTGATCGGACCATAACCGGAGAACTGATAGACGCTGTTGTCCTCGTCGATCAGCACAGGCTCGACATTGAGCGCGACCCCGAAGACCCAGGGCTTCAGCGTTCCCTTGCGATCAGTGCCGCCCTCAGCGCCGGTCGTCCCGGCATATTCAAGGTCGAGGACCTTGGTATCGCCAGCTTCACCAGCCGGGTCGAGGGACAATTTGATCGCCGCGTCTTGAACCTCGAACCGCGACACTTTGCCGCGCGACACCTGCGACACGGATAGGCCGGGGACGCCAACTGGCGTCGTCATGGCCATGGTCAACAGGTTTCCGCCGATCATTATGCGGTTGCCAGCAATGGAGAGATGAGGGTCGGCGCGAGCGACATAATCGGTAAATGCGGGCGGGATCGCAGCGTCGAACTGCCCGACCCACATCTTGTAGCTGGCGCTTTCCCATCGCACCGTTTCGGCAGCCGGATAGGATGCAAGAAGACGATTGGCCGATAGGACGACCGGGCCGGTGGCGCTGTCGATCGATGCGCCAATGTCGCCGCTGAAAAGCGATTGCGACAGCGCGCCAGGTTCGCTGAGCGCCGCGGCCCAGATTTTCCCATCCCATGCCTGAACGCGGCGATCGGCAGCGGAGCACACGCGGATAGGTGTGGCGTCAATCGGCCATCGCGGAGTGACTTCGAGGAAGACGATCATCGGAAGTCGTTGGTCAGGAAATTGCCGAAGTTGTAACGGTCGCCGCCGGCGGCCAAGATCGAAGCAAACCCATTGAGCAAGTCGCTCGTCTGCTGCTGGATCGCTCCGACCACGGCCACATTGTCATTGGCGCCTGTCGCCTGACCAGTCGAAGAGAATGGCGAATCCCGGTTCTGTGCGATCGATGCGATGTTGGCCTCCGCGTCGATGCGCTCCTTCGTGATGCGCGTGATCTCGTCGAGCAGGTTGAAATAGGGCGTCTGCGAGCCGCTGAACTGGCGCTGGATGTCGAGCAAGTCCTGCGCGGCCTTGGCGAAATCGTCATAGGCCGTCTTGTCGCCGGCGAGCACGCGGGCCTTGAGCGGGTCATAGGCGGTCTGCGCGGCCGACAGGCGGTCACGCAGGCTGCGCCCGCTGTCGCCGATGGTGAGGTTGTCATAGAAGGACCGCAGGCTGGCCGTGACCTTCTCCGACGCCTCCTTGATCGCCTTCGCGCGCTCGATGCCATAGAGCTCTTCGAGGCTGGCATAGTCCGCGGCGCTCGCCCCGGCTTCGGCAAAGATCTTCTTGAGCCGGTTGAACTCCTTGTCGAGCGTGTCGAGCGCGGCGCCGACCGGATCCTTATATTCCTTCAGGCGGTCGAACACCGATTGGAAGTCGAGCGCCTTCTGCACGCCGACTTCGAGGTCCTTGTTCGCGGCGATAAGGCGCTGCTGAGCCTGCGAGATGCCGAGGATCGCCCCGTCGCGGATGGCATCGGCAATCGCCGCGCGCACCGCCGCTTCGGCGTCCTGGCCGTCATAGAGCAGGTCGGAACCCGCGCGCTTGGGATATTTCTTCGACCCGACATCGGTGCTGCCCGAGCCCGAGACGCGATACCAGCCCTTGTATTCGCCGATCGAGACGCGGAAGTTGCCGACATCGCCGCCAAGCATCTCGGCCAGCCGGGAAAGGCCCTGCTGCACCGAACCGCTGGCCGTCGTGAGGTCGTTGCGCACGCCCGACTTGTTGCCGGTGACGCTGAAGCCGCCTTCGCCGCCGCCGGTGATGACCGAATAGCCCTTCGGGGTCTTCTTGAAGAGGCCGCCCACGACGCTTCCGAGCAATCCGCCAGCGATAGCACCAACGGGGCCAGCGAACTTGCCGAGCGTGCCGCCGATCACCTTGCCGAGCTCTTCCCCGGCGATCTTGCCCAAGGCGCCGCCGATGGCCGATCCGGTTGCCGACCCCCGGTTGCCGAAGATCAGGCTCGAAGCCGTCTGACCGATGAAGGCGCCTTCCGCCGCGTTCTTGAGCAGGCCGCCGATGCCCTTGCTGATCGGGGAGTCGATGCCGAGGCCGTCGCGCGTCGTCTTGTTGAGCATCTTGAGCTGGTCGATGATGTTCGTCTGTTTCGGGTTGTTCGCATACACCACGATCTCATCGAGATAGGAGGTCGCGCCGGCGTTCTTGCCGAACAAGGTAGCGCCCGAGGGCATGCCGTCGGTGCCGAACTTCGATCCGCCGGTCAGCTTGGCGAGCGGCGAGAAGTTGTCATTCGCGGCGCCGCGGAAGGCGGAAGCCGTTGAACTGATCGCTTCAGTGAGGTCGAGCAGGGCCGTCGTGGCCTTCACCGTCGAGGCCACATAGCTTTCGGTCGCCGCGTCGATCGGCTTCTTGCCACGGATCTGATCTTCGAGGCGGGTAAACAAGTCGCCGAAGAGATTGTCTGCGATGCGGCGCGCGATGATTTCGTTGACCTGCTGCCGGATGTTCGCCGCGAAGTCCTTGAGGGCGCCGCGGGCATCGTTCGGCAATTGGGCGATCGATTGCTCGATGGTGGAGTAAGCCCGTTCGAGTTCCCTGATCTGCGCGGGCGCGGTGCGAACAGCCCGATCCATGCGCGCCAGGATGCGCTCGTTCTCGCGATTCTGCTCGGCCTGCTGGTATAGGAGATCGAGCTTTTCCTTCGTGATCCCGAGGCTCTTGAGCTCGGTTGCCAACTGCTCTTCCGTATCGACACCGAACTGCCGCATGAGGTCGTGGGTGAGCGCGAGCTTTTCGGCTTCCTCGTCGCGGCCGAGCAGCAATTTCCGCTGGATTTGGAGCTCTTCGTTCCCGGCCTTGATGCGCTCATTGAAGCCGCGCTGCAGGAACTCGGGGATGAGCTTGCCCTTGATTTCCTCGATCTGTCGGCGCGTCTCGGCGTCCTTCGCCTTTTCAGCGTCGGTGAGCTTGCCACTCGCGGCACGGCGATCGAGCTTCTTCAATTCCTCGTCGAGCTGGCGCGTGGCTTTCGCCGCCCGGTCGATATCGCGGGGCGCGGCATCGAACTGGCTGCGCAAGTTGGCAACAGCATCGGCGGCGCGGTCGGAAGCATCCTCGATTGCCTGGGCGGCGCGCAATTCCTGCTCCGCACTCCTTCCTTTCGGGGTCCGGGCCCGCGGTGCCTTCTTGGGCTTTTGCAGCTCGTCGGCCAGCTTGCCGGTGCGCAGCGATTCGTCTTCGAGGGATAGCTTCCGAATATCGAGATTGGCGGAAATCCCCTCGCCGCGAAGGTCGAGGATGCGACGGGCGGTTTTCGCATTCTCGCCGCCGCCGCGAACGATCTCGAGCAGCGCGTCGCTGATCGCCTTCTGATCGGTGCGGTTCTTATAGATGGCGTCGATGATCGTCGTGTCGCGGCCGATCGACCGAATGAGCGGGTCGGCTATCGATCCGGCATTCTCGAACCGAACCTCCGCGCTGGAGGTGACAAGACGCTTGATCTCGGCTTGCCGGTCCTTCTGCGACTGTGCGAGGCTGTCGATCTCGTCGAGGCGCTTCAGGCGGGCATTGGCGATGAGAGCCTGGTTCTGCCGGACCACGGCGCCCGTGGCGAGATCGAAGAAAGACGACATCTCGGAAAGGCGCTTCTCAAGGGCCTTGTGGGCATCCTCGGCCGTGTCCGCAGCGTCGGCATTGTCGAACAGACCCGCGGTGAGCGTGGCGATGGCCCCGACGCCCAGGCCGACCGCCAGGCCCCATGGCCCCGAGAGAGCCGTCGCCACGGCGCCGACCTTGCCGCCGAAGCTGGACATTGCGAACGCCAACTGCGGCAACTGCTGCGCGAGAACCGTCCCGGCGCGCTGGCCGGACAACATCGAGATCGCGACGTCCTGAAGCTGCTGCCCGGTCTGCACCATGGCCTGGCGGGAATTGCGGAAGCCGCCCCCCATGCGGACCAGCGCCGAGTTCAGCTGCTGGGTGCGCGCCTGAAGCTGCTCGGCGGAAATATCGCCCTTCTGATAGGCGGCCGCGGCGAAGGCTATCTCCTTGTTGACGCGCGCCTGCTCGAAAGCGAGCGGGTTGAGCTGCTGGCGCAGTTCGGCAAGCTGGCGCTCATAGGCGTCGGCCTCGCGCGCCGCGCGCGCCAGTTCTCCATAGCCAGCGCCATTGTTGAGGGCGCTTCCGCCAAGGGCAGGCGCGATCGAGGCGCCGAAGCGGTTATTCGCGACCTCAAGCTGCGCGGCCTTTGCGGCTTCGGCGAAGGTATCGCGATAGCTCTGCGCGAGCTTGCTGCTCTTGTCGGCCGTGACGTCGAGGGCAGCCTGAAGGCGGGTATAGGTCGCAAGCTGCGCCTCGTTCTCCCGCACGATCTGCGATGCCTCGATACGCTGCGCCGACAGGGCTGCGATATAGTTGCGCGTGGCGCTGCTCGTGTCGCCGGTTTCGCGGGCAAGAAGAGTCGCGGTGCGCAGGAGGTTCCCATATGCCTGCTCGGCGAACTTCGCTTCGGCCGTCGTCTGGCGCAACTGGTCGACGCCGAGGTCGAGCTTGCCGTTCGCACCAAGACCGCGGTTGAGCGACTGCGTGATGCGCGCACCGATCTGGTCGAAAGCCTGCGTGAACTGCTGCTCGGCGCGCGTGGCGCTCTGCCTCATCTGGGCTTCGAAATCGCGGAAGCCGTTGCCGGAAGGATCATACTCGGCGCGGATAAAAGCCGGAAACGCGGTCGTGCCGGTGGCCATGTTTCCTATCTCCTACCGAGTTCTTGGGCGATGAGGTCGGGCAGGGAAGCCCGAGCCTCGGCGATGATCTGATCGACGTCCACGCGCGCCTGCCGCGACGTGTTCGGGATGCCGTAGAAGGCAACGATGAAGTCGGCCTGGGTCTGGCCCTTGCGAGGCAGGCCCCGCTTGGTCAGCGATCGCGCCGAACGAGACTTGCCCGAAGCGCTGACGCCGACATTGCGCACGACAAGCAGGGGCGTGCCGTTCGATGCCTTGACCGGAACCAGCGGCCCGATCTTCGAGGCGAAACCCATCTTGTTATAGAGCGCCGGCGTCATGCGTTGGCGCCCGGCCCGGATCGGAATGTCATCGGTCGCGATCCACAGCCACCGACCCTTTTTCGGCGTGATGACGGCTCCGGCCGTATAGCTTTCGATCGCCCCGATGGTCCGCTCTGACCGGCTGCGGATGGCGAGCCAGCCCGAAGCCGACCAGCCCTGACCCATCGTGCGAACGCGGCCGTTTTTCTGTGCGTCGGAGCCATGATCGACTGCGTTGCCCAGGCGGCCGAGCCCAGCGCCCTGCATGTCTGCGCGCAGCTTGCGCTTGGCGGTAAGGGCAGCGCGCGCCGTGGCATTGAGCGCCGCCGCCTGCAGTCGTCCTATCGATTCGCGCGCGAACTGGTCGAAGGCGCTACGGGGCGGCAAGGCCACGCGGCCTTTAAAGTGGCTCACCCTTCTTCGCCCGCTCGAGCGCAACGCCGATCGTCGACCAAGCCTCGACCAACAAGTTCGGCTGATCGAGCAGGCCGCGCCCATCCGGCCAGTCGTGGCCCATCATGCCGCGGTCGCATTGATGGTAGAGCCGGATGAGCTTGAAGCATTGCGGATCGGCTATTCGCCGGGGGTTTCGCTGGAACGATCCGATTCCGGGGATGTCCCAGCTTCCTCGCCCGACCCAATTTCCTTCGTAGCTTGCGGGGTCGGCGCTGACGGCGCAGGCGATTTTGAGTTTTTTTCCGCACTCCGGTCGAGGTAGAAACGGCGCATCACGGTTGCGGCGAGTTCGTTCAGGGCCGTTCGCCCGGCATCGCCGAACTTCTCGACCATTTCGTCCTGCATGTCGCAGACGCTATCCATTTCCACGATGCCAGCATGGAGCCGGGGATTTTTCGACAGGCCCGTCCAGCGCGTCACGCAATGCGCGATGGCAAAGCGCGGAAATTCCTTGTTCCACCGGATTTCATCGACGCTCATGCGGCGCAGGATGTCCGAGGCTTCGGCAAGATCCTGCAGAAGCTGGTTCACGTTTTCGCGATCGGGATGGTTGAACGGCGCCAGCTCGGGCGGGGCGTCTTCACCCGCATCGCGGGCAGCTTCGGCCTCCATCGCGAGCGCCTTCACTTCCTCGATATAGTCGTCGAGCGCCTTCCAATATCCGAGGACGCGCTGGACCTGCTCGTCCTCGCGCGTCACGCCCCAGAGCCGGCAAAGCTCTTCGATGGTCGTATCGCGCATATCTTCTTCGCTGTGATGGCGAAGGCCCTCTTCGAGCAGGGCATATTCCATCCGCTCGCGATCACGGCGCGTCGGCGCCTTCAGCACGAAAGAAGGCGGCGCCTCCACATGGGAAAGCGCCGCCGGAGTGAATGTCATGGTTTCGCCGCCGTCGAGCGGGATTCTCTGCATGGCCATGGGGGACAGCCTTTCGATTACCAGTAGGGGAAGACGATTGCAGCGGCCTTGCTCATCACGTCGACCCACATCTGGGGCGACTGCGTGACGTGCGTGCCGCCGAGGTCATCGCCGGCGTGGCTGAAGCGCGCATCGGGGACGACGATGCCGACGATCTGGCCCGAGCCCGAGCCCCACAGCGCGAAGAAGCTGTGATAGGCCTGCGCATCTGCCATCGCGAGCGTGTCGAAGTCCGCCTTGAGATAGCTGAGCAGGTTCGGGGTGAGCGTGATCTGCTTCGAGGTGATTTCGTCGCCCTCGTCGCCGCTCGCCATGTTCGGGTTCGGCGCTGCATCGGTCTGGATGCCGAAGTTCAGTTCGAATCCCGAGCCGCCGACAGCCTTCTTCGAGATGAACTGTTTGCCGTCGCGATACTTCGGCGTCGGGCCGAGCGCCGGGATCGACGGGGTGGCCTCGTCTGCCGTGGCATTGATGATCGCCGATAGCGTGACGCGCAGGATCGGGATGCTGCCCTGCCGGGTGGTCGAGGTCTGCACCGACACAGCGAGCGACGTGACCTGACAGTCGACGAGATCATAGCGCTTGCCGCCGAGCCACGCCTTGAGCGACAGCGGGACCGGATCGGTCGAACTGATGTCGTTCACATAGGCGAGCTGCTTCGGGATCTGGTAATCGTCGCTGAGCGACGAGGCGAAGGTTTCGCAAAGCTCGACCACCTTGGCTGCGCTGTTAGTGCGGATGGCCGAGATGCCGGGCAGGCCAGCGTTGAGCGTCGGGAAGCGAACCAGCATCCCCTTGTAGAGGTCCTTCGTGCCGGTCATGCCCGAGCCGCCGGTGAAGCCCGTCGTCGAGCCGGACGACAGCGCTTCCGGCGAGGCGGGGATCGCCGTCGACGTGATGACCTCGGTCATCTTGGCATTCTTCAGGATGATGCCCGGCAGAAAGGCGCCGGCGCTCGGCACATCGGAACCGCCCGGCGCGCGGAGATTGATGTCGAAGCTGATCGTCGCCTGCTTGCCGACAATCTCATCGCCGTTCTGGTCGACCGAGCCGGTATATTCGGGATTGGCGACCGTCACCGACGAGATGTTGAGCTGCATGTTCGAGCAGGGCATGAGGTTCGCGGCGGGGTCGACGAACGTGCCGCGCGCCGCCTGCGCAATGACGGCCAGAGCCGTATTGCGGGCCTTACGGGTTGCAAAAGCCATTGAATGATCTCCTTCGATCAGGCCGCGTCGTCAGCGACGGGCTGGGTTTCTTCGGCGGGAGCGACCGCGGGCTTTCCGGCCCCGGCGGCCACAGCCTCTTCGGCGCTGGCGCCCTTCGCGATTGCATCGTGGAAGGCGTTGAAATCGACGCTGCCGCTCGGCAGCGCTGGCGCGACGGCCAGCACTTCAGGCTTGCGAGCCATGGTCATTCCTTTCTCAGTGATGGGTGCCGTCGGTTCCGATGATCGTGCGGAAGTCGTCGGTCGGGGTGTAAAGCGTGCAGGCCATCGTCAGCAGCGCCTCGCCGATATTCGGGGCAGCTTGCTCGGATGCGTCCATGCTGAGCGGGTCAAGGAACTCGACCCAGCCATCGAGAAAATCGCTCGCGGAAAGCGTCTCGACGATGAAGGCGATCACGTCCTGATTGGACGGATCGATGTGCAGCCCGGTTTCGATGCCGCTCTGCACTGAAAAGAGGATGATGCCGTCGTGCCGCATCTGGGCCATATGCTCGGCAAACTGGAACTCGACCTTGCCCATGCCGATGATGACGCCGGGAAGGTCCGCCTCGCCGAGAGCGTCCATGTCGCTGCGATCGGCGGACGTGAAGATGTTGAGCGTGCGGCCGTCGCTGGTCGCGGCTTCTTCGAGAGTTTCCTTCACCTTGGCGGTGAGTTTCGTCCATGCGGTTTCGCTTGCCATCAGGAGGGCACCTTCTGAAGCGAGAAGCGCCAGAAGCCGCGGTCGTCCGGCTCCACAGCAACAGGCTTATAAATGACGCCCGGATAACGATGCAGGCCAGAAACCCGGCAAGATGAATTAGGCTCTGGAAAGAGCGACGCGAGTAGTTGGACCTTGATCACCTGCGATACAACGCCCGGTCCCGGCATCATCGGGTTTGCGATTTCCTCGCCGTAATCCACGAAACCATAGACGCCGGTCGAGGGCTGACCCCCAGCCGGCGTATATGTGAAAGTGTCGCCCAAATGCTCGACCGTGACGGGATCAAGCGCGTCGTCGGTCAGGGATTCGAGCGGGGAAGGCATCAGGGTGCCTTGTCTTCGGCGGCTTCGTTCGAAGCCTCGTCCTTCGTCGGTTCGGCGGCGGGTGCGACCCCTCCTTTTCGACCGTCCCCGTCATGGTCCAAGGGGTCCTTGGCGGGCTTGCCCTTGACGATCTCGGCCATCCCGGCGTCGATATATTGCTGCGCGATGCTGTCCTCGATGTCGGCTTCATCGGCTTTGACCTTCCCTTTCGCAGCGTTGAGAACGACCATCTGGTCGGGCAGGGCGATGGTGAAGGTCTGCAATGCACGGATGCGCATGGCTCTATCCTTTCGGTGTCAGTGGGGGAGGGCGGAGCCGAAGCCCCGCCCGGTCGATCAGGTGTTCTTGCCGCGAAGCAGGACTTCGGGGCGCGTCACCATGTGCAGCGGGTAGGAATAGATTTCCGGCTGCACCCACTGGTTGCGCTTGTCGTCGCGGATCAGCTTCGAATAGATCGGACGCCCGAGGGTGTTGACCGTTTCGAAGTCTTCGCCGGGGCCGTTGATCCGGCGATAGAGGCCGGGAACGCCCGCGACGATGAACTGCACCTTGCCGGTGCCGACCGCCACGGTGCTGTTGTCGTCGGTGCCCTTGTAGTTGACCCATTCGACATCGCCGAAGCGGAAGGTCGAGAACGCCGTGCTGGTGCGCAGCGATTCCGCTGCCTGCCAGTTGTTATAGGTCGTCCGAACGTCCGCATGGTTGCAGAACTGATCGTAGAAGGTGTCACCGCACAGGCCGATGATACGGATGCCGGGGTTCCACGCCGCGCCGAGCGCGCGGGCGATCGGGCGGATGACGCCGTTCGAGATCAGCGTGCGCAGAGCGCCAGCCGTCGGCGAGGCATTGTCGAGGTCGAAGTCGATTTCCGCCGGCTGCGAGATGCCGAACTCGGTGAAGTAATCGTAGAGCGTCGAGCCGTCGGTATCGAGCAGGATGCCCTGGATCGCGCCGAGGCGGTGCAGTTCCATGGTCAGCTCATATTCCTGCATCAACTTCATCTGCTTCTGCGTGATGAGCTTGGCGGCCGTCAGCAGTTCGCTTTCGGTGCCGAACGCGCGGACGTTGGCGATTTCGCGGGCGAAAACCTGATCCGACTTCGCGACGCGCGGAAGGGCGAAGCTGCGCAGCTTGGCCTTTTCGGTCGAGCCCATCGGAGGCTCGGTGCCGCGGAGCGAGGTCTTGATCGGCGTCAGGACATAATCCTTCCGCTCGATGGTCAGGGTATCGGTCGTGATGCCTTCCCCAGCACCGAACAGACCGAGCGAACCGAGAAAGCCCGGAACAGAGGGCATTTTCTCGACCGCAGCGGTCATCGATGCGAGGCTGAAGGCATCGTCATTGAAGATGTCGAAGTGCATTTTCGATGTCCTTTGGATGCGCGGGGCCGTTGCCGGTCAGCGGGTGCTGCCGGGTGACTGGCTCAGCGATGTGGATTGGATCAGACGGCCTTGATGCCGAGCGCCATGAGCGCAGCGATGGCCGTGGCCTGCTCGCCGGCGTCGATGCCAGCGGCCCAGGTGAGGTCGTTCTTGTTGACGATGGCGGGACCGCGCAGCAGCACGCGCCCGGTGGCCACGTCGCCGCCACTGGCGTCAACGGCCGCGACGAGGATGCCCGCGACGGACCGACGGCCGTCATCGGTGCCGGCATTGTCATAGGCGACATATTTGCCGCTCGCAGTCACCTTGCCGACGACGGCGCCGGCGACGAGGTTCTGGCCCGACAGGACCGTGACCTGATCGACGTGGTAGCCAATGCCCATCGCGAGCTGGCCGATAAATTCGCCTTCGTGCTTTCCTTCGGTGAGGGTTGCCATGATCTTGGCTCCTTTCGTTCAGAGATTACTTGCGCGCGTCCGGGCAGACCGCCGCGATGGCGGTGTCCCAAACGGCTGCGGACGATTCCGCCTTTGCCTTGCCGTCCTTGCCGGCGTCGGCGTCGATGTTGCTGTTCGCGCTCTTGCCGAGCGTTTCCTTCATTTCCTTGCGGCCGCCTTCTTCGGCGGCTTCGCGCTGATCTTCCTCGCTCAGCGCGGTCTGTTCGACCTTCGGCATGTCGGCGAGGATAGCGCAGACGTCATCGGCCGAAGCCGAGAACAGCGCGCCGTTGGTCAGCAGCTTGGCCGCCGATGCTTCGCGGCCCGCATAATGCTCGCTCGCCATCACGGCGTTGAAGCGATCGGTCGCGGCCTTGAAACCGGCGTCGTGACCTTCCTTCTTCGCGGCGTCGAGGGCCGCACTCATATTTTCATCAGCCATCTCAGGCTCCTTCTGCTTGGATTTGGCAGGCGGCGGGGTGCCGTCGCCGTCATCTTCGGGTTCTTCGATGTCTTCGGGCGCTTCCGACGAGGCCTTGGTGGCCTTGAGGGCAGCGGGAAGTCCGGCAAAACGGCTCATCTGGCCGATCTCCTTTCGCGCTTGTTGCGGTCGATTTCTTCTTCGAGGCGGGACCAAGCCTCGCGCTCGGTCGTCACGGCGTCCATCAGGCCGAGGTCGACGGCCTCAGAGCCTTCGAACCAGTCGGCTTCGGTAGCCATCGCGGCGTCAACGGTGATGCCGCGGCCCATCGCAACGATCTGGGCGAAGCGGTCGCGCACCGCGTCACAACTGGCCTGGAACTTGGCGAGCGTCACCTTGTCGAGCTTTTCAACGCTGCTCCCGCGCATCTTGCGCTCGCCGGACCGGATGATCGTCACCTTCACGCCGGCTTCGTCGAGAGCGCCGGTGATGTCGGTATGCGCCATGCAGCAGCCGATCGAGCCGACCATGGCCGTTTCCGGGCCGTAGACCTTGTGGCAGGTCGAGGCGATGGCATAGGCAGCGCTGCACGCTTGCTCATTGACCCAAGCGTAGATCGGCTTGCCGCCGCTATCGGCGAGTTCGGCGAGTTCGAGCACAAATTGCTCAAGCCCAGCCACCGCACCACCGGGGCTGTCGATGTCGAACCAGATAGCCTCGATCGCCGGATCGCGCACCGCGTCGCGCAGCTTGCGCGTCAGGCCGTCATAGCCGGTCATGCCGCACATCGGATCGAGCCAGCCGAAGCGAGGCACCAGCGTCCCGACGATCGGGATCACCGCGACTTCACCGTCGGTATGGAATGACCGTCCGCTGTCCCATTCGCGCCGCGCGTCGCCGCTCAGCGCGCTGCGCTCGAGCATGGCCTTCGCTTCCATGGCGGTGGCATCGATCGTGCTAATTTCGACGAGGCCAAGCCGCGCCTGAAGGGCGAGTAGGGTCGCCTCAAGCTGGTGCGGCAGGATCGCCAACGGGCGGTCGAGAAGCTGCCGCGCGACATTGGTGTAGGGCTGCGGCCCTGCGCCGATCTGCCTCACTGGCCATTCCCCTTCGGTTTGGATTTGCGGTTGTCTTCCATCGGCACGCCGTCGCCGTCACGGTCCTGCTCGGTCCCGGTCGCGCCGGTGTCGGTAGCGCCATCGGCAGATGCTTTGATGTCATGCTGAACGGGGGCGAGGCCCATGCCTTCGCGCGCCGCCTGATAGAAAGCCTCTTCGGCCAGAACGTCGTCAGGGTCGCGGCCGCGTTCGAGGATGTGCTCGATCGTCGACGTGCGTCCGGCTGCGGTGTCCTTGTTCGCCGCATCCGCTTCCTTGTTCGGATCGACCGAGCCGCGTCCGGGTCCGATCCATTCCGCGAAGCAGATGGCCGTCTTGTTCCGGTAGAAGTTCGCCGGGCCGCCGGGGATCTTGATGTCGCCGTTCGCCACTTCCCATTCGAGCCATGCGGCATAGAAGGGGGTCAGGAAGGCTTGCGTGAAATAGACGCGATCCTCAAGCAGGCCGCGCCAGATTTCGTTGAGCAGGGTCCGCGCCGACGAATAGTTGATGCCCGCATAGTCCTGCGAGAGCTGCGGATAGCTCAGGCCCATCGAGCTGGCGATCTTCTGCAGCACGAACCGCACGAAATCGGGATAATTGCTGTTCGGGCTATTCCGATTCGGCTGAACCACGTCCTCGTCGGGCAGGAGATGCACGACGCTGGCGTTATCGACTATGACGGGGTTGCGCCCGCGATAGTCGAGATAGTCGTCGATCCAGCCGTTTTCGGTCTGCTCGCTGCCCGGCGCCAGAGCCTCTTCGATGTCCGAGGTCGTTCCGGGCGATTTGATGAAGAAGCTGTAGATCGCCGACTTGAGCGCCGCGGCCAGTTCGGCGCGGTCGATCCGGTCGACCATCTTCGACGGCACCATCGCTTCGGCGAGGCGGGAGATGCCGCGCATTTGCTCGACGCGGCGCGGCGCGAAGACGTGGACGAACTTCGCGCGCCCGGTAGGCCCACGCGCCGGGATATAGTCCCAGCGGGTCGCGTTCAGCGACGCATGAGGGTCGTCTGGGTGGCCCGAGCGCACATAATAGCCGATCGCCGCCCCGTCGGCGTCCATGCGGACGCCATTGCGGAGCATGGGCCCTTCTTCATGCACTCGATAGTCCGGCGTCGAAATACGCTCGGGTTCGATGAGCATGATGTTGGTCGGGTTCGACAGGCCGCGGTCGCTGTCGCGAACTTCCGCCGCCGCTTCGCCGTCGCGCAGATAGGTCAGGTAAGCCAGCTTCGCCATCGCGCCGAAGGTCAGGCGCTGGCGCGCATCGCAGCGGCGCTCAATGTCGTTCGCCCAGACCTTGAACCGGGCCTGCACCTTGCGCGACCATTCCATGCGCCAGTTGATGTCGCGGCCGAGCAGCGAATAAACGGGCTGCGCGGAAAGCTGGATGCGGCCGCCGATGACGGCTTCGACGCGGCGATCAAGGCCGCCATTGATCCAGCCATTGTTTTCGTCGAGGTCGCGCGCGCGGCCGAGGATCAGGTCGATGTCGCCTTGCGATACCGTTCCCGCAAATCCGGGGCGCTTCGACCAGCCGCGCATTTCCGAGATGTCCCGGCGCGCGGCATCCCGCTGGTTGCTGCCGAGCATAGCCGAGCGCGCCGCGGTCAAGGCGGCGCCCATTTTCCCGAACATGCCCATGTCAGTTCGGCCAGCCCAGCGCGATGGCGCGGCGGCGCTTCTTGCCCTGCGCGGCCTGCTCGGCCTCTTCCAGCTTGCGCGTCTTGAACGCGATCAGCGTTTGCAGCGATTCCAGCGTGACCTTGCCGTAGATCAGGCGCCGGCCGCTGCGCCAGACTTCCGTCACCATCTTGCCCGACGCGAGGCTCATCTGTGCCGCTTCGAGCGCCACGATGTCCGCGCGCAGGTTTTCCGCATCGGTCGGTGCCGTCGCCGAATCCTTGATCGGCAGCACGAATGTTTCCTGAAACGTCCGCCCGCCCGAGGTCTGGCAAGTCAATTCGATGACCGCCGTCTCGCCCGAAGCGCCGCCCGAAATATAGACGGTGATCCGCGCGCCGCTGAACGTCGGTTCTTCGACATTCACCGTCCCGGTGATGAGCGTGCGTGTCGGGGTTCCGCTGATCGTGTCGCCCTCGTCGAGCGGGACGTCCCACGAATAGTCGAAAACCTCGTCAGGGTCTTTTGCAGGCCAGTTGGCGCTCAAGATGCGATCCTCTTCCGAGTTGCGGTCGCGACCACGCGCGGCGGTCTGGCGGGTTGGGCGATGCGCGCCTCCCGGCTTGGAGAGGCAACGCGGCTTTGTTCGGTGGTCGCGACGTTGCGCGGTCGCGGGCTTCCAACTGCCCGGCGGTCGGACGATGGAAGCGTGATCCTGATTGTCGGCGAAGAAGCCAGATGATCGTGGAAGGCTGATGCCACCGCGATCGAACTGGCCGAAGCGAGCAGGGGCGATGTCGCCACCTGATCGTGCGCCGCCGAATCCGGCGTGATTACTGACCGCGCCGCAATGCTCGGCGAGGTCGATGTCGTTTCATGCGCCGCGTCGTTGGCCGCGATCATGCTATTCCAGGCGATCGTCGGTTGCCCTGCCGTGTGCGCGTGGACCGCGGAGGCTGGCACGATAGCCAGAGAGCCTGAAAGCGCCGGGCTGGTCGCCTCCTGAGCATGGGCCGCGCTATCGACGCTCACCGATGCCTTTGCGGCCACCGACGGGCTTGTCGCGGCCTGCGCATGGCTTGTGTCGTCCGGCTGCACCGAACTGGCCGCCGATACCGTCGGACTGGTCGATGCCAGCGCATGGGCAGCGTCATCCGGTTGCACGGCTGATTGCGCCGCGATCGTTGGCGAGGATGCCGCATGGTCGTGCGCCGTGCTGTCCACCGCCACCGAGCCGCCCGTCGAGATGGTCGGGCTTGTCGCGCTTGATGCGTGGGCAGCGTCATCCGGCGCCACCGTGGATGCGGCTGACAGGCTCGGTTCGCTTGCCGTATGATCGTGCGCGCTATCGTCGGGCTGGTCGCGCTGTGGGCGTGTGCCGCGCCGTCGGGGCTGATCGTCGCCTGCGCTGCCAGGCTCGGGCTGGTCGCCGTCTGGCTGTGCGCTGCCGAATTGGCCGTGACGCTCGATTTGGCCGACAGCGTGGGCGAGGATGCGGTGTGCGTGTGGGCGGCATTGTTGGGCGTTACCGCTGCGGGGCCCCCGCTCGTATAGGCCGGACGCAGCGCGATCGACACCGCCGCCCAACTATTCGCGCTGTTGTTCGACCCGCCGCCAAAAACAGCCGGGTCCATTGCCCCGCTGCCCGACCATTCGATGTAGCCCGCACCAACAGCAATATCGTTCGTGTCGGCCTGATTGACCGATGCGAATGCCGTCAGGTCGGACGATGTGAGCGCCGCAGCCGTCGCCGCGGCCTGCGCGCCAGAGAACACGCCCACCGATCCCGTCGTGATCGGCGTAATCGCGCCGGGGTTCGGCTTGGCCGTCCCTGTCCCGGTTGCCGTGACGACCGCAACGTCCATCGGCGTCGTAAGATCGACCCCGCGAAAGACCATGATCCGCGCGGCCTGCGCATCGTTCGCGCTGCCTGATGAGCCGATCGTGACCGTCGTGTCGGGCGTCGAGCCCATGAACTTCGCATCGACGCCGAGATTGGCGTCATAGGTCGTCCCGTTGGCGTAGATGTCCGCCAGTTCGGTGTAACCCGACGTCGTGGCAACGGCGCGATCGGCGTTCGAGCCGATGCCCTGCATCACGACGACATAATCATTCTCGGCGGGCGCGCTTGCAACGCCGCCCGTCAGGTCGGTGAGCGACACGTTCGTCGTGGTCGTCGCACCAGCCCGGCTCCACGTCTTGCCCCCGACGTAGAGGATATATTTGACCGGGACGGTGATCGTCTGGCTAGCGGTCAATCCGTCGGTGTCGGTGATCGTGACTTCGACGACATAGCTGCCAGCCGTGTCCGAATTTGCGTCACCAGCGAAGCGCAGTCCCGCCGTGCCGTTGATCTCGAACTCTGCCGCATCGGCCCCGCCCGTGATCGCGGTCGAGGCAATCGTCTTGTCGGCGGTGATCGTGTGCGCCAGCTTCGTGCCGATCAGGTTCGGGACGGTCGAGGGGCTAGTGATGTTGGGGGATGCGGGACCTCCAGCGCCAATGTCGATTGTGTATTCGTTGCTTCCAGGCGTGGTGCTGAAATTGCCAGGAGCGTAGGCCCATTCAATCGAAGTCGTATTTGAGCCGCTGTCGTATGTCGGGCCGCTCGCTATCGTGGAATAGGCGGTGCCATTAACGCTGATAGCTTTTCCGGCCAAAAACGCCGTCGCATCGCCTGAGAATGACGCGGAAATGCGACCTGCTGTAAAGCCGGTCGCAAGAACGGTGCAGGTGAACCCGCCAAATGTGTCAGGAGAAAGCGATCCGGCACTAAAGGCAGGATAATAGCCTTGGTAAATCCCAAGAATATCACCTGCCGTGAGGGTGCTGGCCACGGCCTAGCCCGCCGTCAGGGTCAGGTTGGGTCGCGGACTTCGACAGCCCACGCGCCAGCATCGGCGGTGCCAGATGCCGCAACGGCCTGCGATGCGGTGGTCGTGACATAACGCAGCGTCGAGTCCCCGGACTTGCCGAGGAAAGCGTGCGTCACCGTGCCGCTGGTTGCGATCGAAATGCCCGACTTCGCCTGGACGCCGCGCTTGCGGCCCGAAACGTCACCGTTCGCAATTGCGTCGAAGGTCGGAGTCGTCCCGCCCAGCTTATAGGTCGAGTTGCCTTCGGTGTAGCTGGTCGGTTCGGCCGAGCAGAGCGCATAGACGTCGGCATCGGTCCAATAGGTCAGGGCAGCGTCGGCGCCGCCATCGCTCATGCGCTTCGCCATGTCAGTTCACCCCGCCATTGTTGATGAGGACTTCGCGGCCATCCCAGACGTATGCCTGCGCTTCTTCCAGCGTGATCCCGCGCGCTTCGGCGGCGCGTTCCGGCATCACGAACTTGCCGCGGTTCTCGCCGTTGCCCCAGACGGTGCAGGGATCAATATCGAGCTCGTCGATGCCGATCGGCACCACCACTTCAGCATCGGTCGCCTCGCCCCAGCCGCACGCCGCAAAATAGGGCGCAGCGTCGGGATCCTCGAAGCCGTAAACAACGGTCGGGTGAAAATCGAGCCGGCCATGCTTGACCCGCTGGTTGAAGATGAATGCGTCCATCGGTCGGTCCTTTTCGTTCGCGGTCATCCGCGCGAGTTGAGCCTGTCGAAGCGGTCTAGCAGCGACGCCTTGGCAGGTTTCTTGGGTTCGGCTTTCGGCTCGGGCGCCGCATCTTCCTCGTCAGCGACAAGGCTGACCGGACGCGCCCATACCGGACGGGGCAGGGGCCCGAACCAGCATCGATCCTTGCGGTCGGGCTCAAGCAGGATGCGGCCAGCTTCGGCGTAGGCGTAGCAGTCCAGGCTCTCGTTCGGCCCGCTGCGCACCCATTTGCCTTCCTGCTCTGTCTCATTGAAAAACTCGTCGAAGGCGTCCTTCGGCNTGTTGAGCGCGAAGTAGCATTGGCCGGGCGAGCCGTCGGCAATCGCGAGGTCCGTCACCGTGTCGCGCTTCANGTCATCGACCCCGAGCGTGTGCAGCGTGATGACNGGCTTGACGACCTTGCCTTCGCTGTCCTTGCTGATCTTCGTCGGCGCTGAAAGCCTCTCGCGCTTTCCGCCGACGCCCTTGATGCACCGCACCTTGCGCCAGTCGCCCCAGCGCTTCTTGTCCATCCGGCGCGCGAACTCATAGGCGAGCCATGTCGCGTTGCCGTCACCGGTGTCGATCATCGTGACCGCAACCGGCATGGCCTTCGAAGGGTCCGATTGCAGCGGGATGAGCCGGTCAATCACCTGGCTTTCGAGAACCAGCCAATCGTCTGCAACGCGGGTCGGGCGAATGTCGCGCATGACGCCATCGGGGTGCATTCGCTGCCGGATCGTAAAGCGGTCGATCAGCCATGACCGGCGCTCCAAATCCCATCCGCGTATCACGACATCGAAGCGGTTGCCGCCGGTGTCGATCGCCGCGGTGGCGAACAGGACGCCATCGGGAACCTCGCCCATGCGGTAGCTCACCGCTTCGTCTGCGGTCGCCATCGACTTCGTGCGTTCGCGCAGCACGGCAGCATCGACGCTTTCCGATCCAGCCGCGCCTTCGAAAACCTCCCCGAAGGTGCGCACCATGATCTTGCTCAGCTTGTCGGTCTTGCCGGTGCGCTCGCGATGCTCGATCGCGCCTTCCATTTCCACGGCCAGTTCCGCGAGCGTGACCTGCGAAACCATCAACGCATGGATCCAGAAACCCATGGTGATCGTCGGGTCGATCTCGCCCATGATGCCGAGGTCAACGTCGAGCGATTGCCCGGCGTGCATGTAATCCCCGGCCGCGACCATTTCCTTGCGCTGCGCATCGTCCAGTTCGACGCCGCAATGAGGGCAGATCATGGCCGCCGTCTCCCGCGCCATCTTGAGCCGGTCGCCGATCGGCGTTCGTTCGGGCGCTCGCTTGTAATCCAGCCGGAACCTGGGGACGTCTGGCCAATGCTTGGTCGGATATGGCGAGGCATGGCCGCCGCATTCGGCGCAGGCCATCACGAAAATGCCGCGGCTCGATTGCGTCCATGCCTGGGCGATACCGCCCGACCATCCGATGTCCGGGTGCGCGCAGGCGTAAATCTTGCGCAAGCTGCCGACCATGCGCTGGCGCTGGCGACCTTGCTCGAGGAAGTTCGACGTGAACTTCTTGCTGTAGCTGTCCGGCTCGTCGAAGACGATGAACCGGCCTTGGCGGTTGGTCGTGGTCTTGCCCGACATCGCGAGCAATTCGACCGTATAGCCGCCGATGCGCTTGCGGCGCAGCGTGTTGTCGCTCGGGCCGCCGCCGATCTTCGCCGCTACGCCTTCGTGATCTTCAAACAGCGGCTTGAAAACGCGCTCTGCATAGCTGCCGACCTCATCGGGGCCTGCGAGATACCACATGATGTCGCCGGCGGGGCCGAACTCCATCGTCTTGAGCGCATAGTTCTCCGCGACCACGGTCCCGCCCGATCGCGCGGGCTTGGGGACGATGACCTCGTGAATGCCCGGAGCATCGAGCGCCGCCATCGGCTGGGCGAGATATGGGGTGAGGTCGAGCGACCAATCGGCCGTCTCGCCATCGGACTGGCGGATTTTGCGATGCTCGATCGAATATTCGAGGGTCGATATTTCCCGCGGGGGATCGAGGAAGCGGAGCGTTTCGGTCGCAATGTCGAAGATGTCGGCGCAGAACGCATCCTGCGCGATCAGCTCACATGCTTCCGCGATCTCCTGCTTGGTTAGAACCCGCACCGAACTCCCCGACGAATTTGCTGCACATCGACTGCATTCCGACCGCGACCTTGCGCAGTTCCTCGGTCATCGCTGTGCGGATGCTGGCGGGCAGGGCGCCGGTTGGGTCGATCTTGGACCCGACCCCGAGCACCGCTGAAACCGCCGACTGGTTATAGCCGCGGAGGAAGTCCCGCAGATCGGTTGCCGGGACATAGCCGCCCGACTTCATCTTGTTCTCTTGGATGGCGAGCGTGAGGTTCACCTGCTTGGTGAGCTCGGCCATGTCGATGCGGCCCGCTTCGTCCGGGTCCATGTCGAGCCCGACCGATTCCACGACGCGGCGGTTGCGATCCTGGCGCCGCGCAATTTCGCCTCGGAAATGGGCGAGCAGAGCAGCGACCGTTTTCTT